AAGGCGGTGAAAAAGCTCCGTTGTATACCACGAAAAGCCGCCTATCCTATGCCACAATGACCGCAGCAGCGACATTGTTATATATGGATTTTCAAACTCCAGCACACGCCCTGCCGAGCCTGTGGTATTGCCCAGCCGCAGAGTTTCGCTGTCGCTGACCTTACAGACAATGCCTGCCAAAACATTCGGACGTTCTCCCAGTGTTGGCAGGTCGATAGTGTTGTTGTCCAGTATCTTCACGCTCGAGCCGTACCATTTGCGGACGTATCTGCCGTATCGGTCAACAAAACCGAACTCGCCTTGTGCCGAAGCTATGTAACTGAGCATCTGCCGCATTGTGGTGTCTTTGGGTATAGAGCTTATTTTGAAGTCGAAGTTTGCAGTTTTCAGCCTTATGTGACCCTTGCCGTAAAGCCTTGCACCGCCCTTTACACGGAGCTTTGCAGGGATGGTGTAGTCGTTGCCGTTTTGCAGTCCAAGCTGCTTGCATATGTCGTCCTCGACAGCCTTTGACCACGCAGGTAGCTTGACCTTTGGCACATAGGTCTTGTCGGAGAAGTAAAGCCTATCCGCAAAAGTGACCTCAGTATTTCCGCCCGACTTTTTCGATTTCACGCAGGTGAACCGCCCCAGAGGTATTCTCTCTCCGTCAAGCACCTCTCCAAGCTTGCTTATCTGCTCCACTGTCAGCTTTGAAAGTTCAGCGTAGGTGTAGGCTTCTAGGGTGGAGTAGGTGGTAAATGCCGAACTGTTTTTCATATACAAACTGAAAACATACTCATTCCCAAGATACTTAGTTCCGTCGTCAACAAGCTCTGCCGTCACACTTTGAGAACAGACAGCTCCAAGCTCTATATCATCACTCAGAGATGTTGATTGAATGTCCGTCTGAACGTTCTGAATGCCATCATATGCCACAGGTGCTCCGCTCTGAGCGTCCTCTATCCACATACCCCACAAGGCTTTGTAACTCTCTATCCTGCTTGTTATCTCATCGCTTGCTATGGTGTACATATGCCCTCCTAACGTTCTGCGAATGTGACAGTACAGCTCTTGTAATACTCACCACTGTCAAGTCTGACAAGCCCCTGCGGTACATAGTCGCTTGCGTTGGCGGATATAGAATAATACTTGCCATTGTGCCAAAACTCCAGTTCTGCAAAGTCGGGTCCGTCCTCGATAAGGGATTGTATCTCGGCTGAATCTGCGACAGGAAGCATTGTCCACTTGCAAGGCAGTTTGTATTTGCAGAACTTTCTTGCACCCACAAACAGACCTGTTGTATTCACTCGTCCTGAACCTGCCGTCCATTCGTAACAGTTTACAGGGCTCCAGCTATCAGGGTCAGGGTCTGTCACCCACACGCCGTTTATCTTTAGCAATGTTCCTGTCAAAATGCACTCACTCCCGTCTTACGTTTATACTGATTGTTGCTGTCCTGCATACACTTGAAAAGCACCTTGCTGTCAACTGTTCCGAAGAACACAGGGTCATAAGCTTTCAGCCAATCAAGTATAGCGTTCAGCACCCTTAACACCTCGTCAAGCTTGCCGTTATCAAGCATACCTTGCAGTTTGCTCAGAGGTGAGATTACCTCAGGATCAGCCTTTGCATTCCTGTTATCGCCCACCATTGCAAGGGTCGGTGCTGTCGCAAGTCCACCTGTGGCAAGCTTTGGTATCTCAGGTATGCTTATTGTGTCTAGGTCAAAACCGAAGGTTTCTCCGCCTATGCCAGGCACCCAATCAGGCACATCAAAACTCAGGCTGTTAATGCCGTCGATTATCCAGTTGACCGCACTTTCAATAGCACTGGTCATTTTGTTTACTGCACCGATAATTAGGTTTATAGGTGCTTTCACAACGCTGTAAAGCGTATCCCACACGCCTTTGAAGATCTTCTTTACACCCTGCCAAGCCTTCTTCCAGCTACCTGTGAAAATGCCTTTTACGAACATTATAATGCCGTTGAGAATGGTCTTTACGCCTCCGAAAGCGTCTGAAAAGGTCTTTTTAAACCACTTGCCTATGCCTTTGAAAACGCCCTTGACAGCGTTAAGAAGCTTTGTGAAGATCTCCTTTATCTTTGCAATACCCTCAGATACGGCATTGTACAGACCTTGTATGATATATCCGCCCATTTCAGCCATGACCTTACTAGGGCTGTGAATACCAAAACAGTTCTTGAAGCCCTCAATAAATGGTGTAAGAACATGGTCATAAAGCCAAGTGCCTATGCCCTTGAAAGCGTCAACGATACCTGTGAAAAGCCCCTCAACGATATTACCGCCACAGTCCTGTATCTTCTCCGTAAAGTAGTCACGGATACTAAAAACAGCGTCCTTGATAAAGCCCCACAGCACCGATACCGCACCGCCTATAGCTGAGCCTATCGCCTTGAAAAGCTTTGTGGCAATGCCGCTCCAATCTATTGTAGAAATGAACGTCCACAGCTTTTCACCTATGCCCTGCCAGTTTACAGTTTGCAGGAAATTTATTGCCGTATCAAGCAGACCTTTCACGCCATCAGAGATAGTCGTTCCTGCTTTGCCCCAATCAATCTCATCAAACCAGCCGTTCACAGAAGTGCCTATGGACGAGCCAAAGCCCGACCAATCAAAGGTGGTAACGAACGAATAAAGATAGTCGATGATAGCTTGCCATTTTGAAGCAAGGGTCTTGCCGATAAGCGACCAATTCGTTTTCTTTATACCGCCGTTAAGAAAATTAGCCGTACCCTTGCCGAAGCCTGCCCAATCGAACTTCTTCATAAAGCGGTATCCTGCGCCAAAAATAGTGTTTATACCGCCGCCGAAGCTGTCCCCAAGTCCTGTCCAATCCACGCCGTTAATAAAGCTGTTCAGACCGTCTGTAAGCTTATCCACAAAGCCATTCAGCTTTTTCTGAATGCCGTCCCAGTTGATATATGCGAAAGCTCCGTTGACCTTTTCAGCCACAAGAGAGCCTACTCCTGCCCAATCGCCCGACTTTATGGCGTCTTTCATACGCTCCGCCCAATCAGGAAGCTGAACGTTGTCACCGTTTATGGCTGAGTAATCAATGCCGCCCTCTGAACTGTCTGTATCGGACTTGCTCTGATCCGGTGCAACTCTTACAACGTCAAAGTCCGCAAGGTAAGTGTCCTGAGTTTTCTTTATCTTCTCCGCTGACTTCTGCGCCTGCTTTGTCGCCTGCAGGGACTTCTGATAGGTGGTGCCGAAAAGCTCAGAGATAAATGCCGCCACAGTTTTTGTCGCCGTTGCTACGCCCGTCATAAGCGTATTGAGATATGGCATAACTGTGTTCATTATAGGTGTGAAAGCTATGGTGAGATTGGCTTTTATTTCGTTTAAGGACTTGGCAAATTCTTCATTGCCTGAAACGGCGTTTGCAACAGCGGAACGTATTCCTTTCAGCAAAACAAGCACGCCTGCCATTAAGAACACTCTTTTTGCCGCAGATTTGAGCGAATGTGTAAACTTGCTCAGCGGTTTTGAAGTGCTGTCGATAGTTGTTTTAAGCCTGCTGAATTTGGATTTAACTGCGTCAACAGCCTTTGAGCCTGCCGAACGCATTGTCTTGAAAGCTCCGCCGAGAGTTGACTTCACCGCCTTGCCTGCAAAGCTTACGGCTGAGCCGATACCGCTTTTTATCCTGCCTGCAGCAGTCTTTATTTTCTGCACGGCACTTTCAGCAAAGCCTGCGATAATATCGTCCATTTTTGTTGTCTGCTCTGAAACGCTTTCGGCTGACTTGTTTGCCGTTTCCACTGCTGTCTGACTTATCTTCGCAGAACTTGATTTAGTCTTATCCTGCATTTTCTGAACTATCTTATCCGTTAGTTCGTTGACCTCAGCTTCGACCTTTGTAGTGTCATACTCAGGATCATAGTTCACCTGAACAGTCTTAGGCTTGATATTATCTGTCTGCCCTGCCGCTTCCTGCGCTTTTTTGCCCAGCTTATTATACTCAGCCATTGCCTTTTCAACAGCTTCCTGCATACTCTTCTGGGCGATCTCCGACGCACTGCCAAATCCCTCGTCTATGGCTTTAGCGGTCTTATCCATAGCGTTCTCAACAGCTTTCTCTGCCTGCTCTACTGGCTTTGAAAAGCCGTTCTGTATGCTTGCAGATATCTTGTCAAGCTGCTCCTGCACCTTGTTTTTTATCACAAGGTCAAGAGATATAACACCAACGCTTGCTCCGTCTGCCATTACTTATCACCTGCCTTTCCGAACATTCTCTTGAACAGCCTTTCAAAGTATCTCGCAGTTTCAAGCTTGTCTTGCTCTGTGAACGTTTCTCTTGCTTTCTGACTTCTGAACGCCGCCCATTCTGAGCGTATCTGCTTTTCATACCTGTCGAAATTCTTTATGATGTCCTTGTTGTCCTCGCTCCTGATACGAACGACCTGACCCAGTGGCGTATCGTGCATAAGCCCTGCAACGAGCCTGTACCAATCGCTGTAATGCAGGTTTTCCTGCTCTGAGGGCAGGATATTGTACTGCTTTGTAATGGATTGTATGATAAGCTCTCGGTCATAGTCAAGATCGTACCAGCTTTCTTCAAATTTACTCTGCGTTTTCCTGTGGAAATCGAGCCTCTGTCTTTTCTGCGTCCTCGCCTGTTACCGCTGAGATAACAAGAGTGAAAAGCTGCTGATATGCCGCCCAAGGCATATTCATTGCCTCTATTTCCTTGTAGTCCTTTGATGCGAACGCAAGCTTGAAAACCTCGTCTATCATATCAAGGTCTTTCTTTTCAGCGTTCTTGTCGCAGATGTCAAGTATCTTCTTGACAGTTTTCTGCCTGTCGTCCACAGGGTAGACCTTGTCGCCTACTCTTATCTCAGGTGTACCTGTAAGAAGCTTGCTGTCGAGTGTATACATCTTTGCCATAGTTATTATCCTTTCTGATATATAAAATTAGGAGAGCGCTTTGAACGCTCCCCTGTTTTGTCTGTGTTCTTACGCTGCCGCCTCTGTAAACTCAGGCTTGCCGTCGGAAGCAAAGTCGAACGCAAGCGGCGCAACTGCTGTCGAATCTCCGCCACCCCATTCTGTTACGCTGACAACGCCCTTGATAACAAGCTTTGCTCCGCTTGGGAAGTTCCACACAAGGGTTGTGGTCGCCGCAGCACCTGTTTTGAGTGCAAGGCTCTCGATGTAGTCATTGCCTGCGTCACCGACGTTTCTCTTGCCTGAGATACTGATAGTGATAGACTTACCAGTGAGCAAACGTCTTGTCCACCCCTGCTGATCAAAAGGCTTCCACTCCTCGATATTGCCGTCAATGGATACTGAAAAGCTCTCCATATCGGCAATAGTCACAAGATTGCTCTCTGTCGAGCCGTCGCCGCCTGTCTTGTCTATCTTGAACTGGTTTTCATATACGGGATAAACTCCTGTTGTGTTTGCCATACTCATTCATTCCTTTCGTAATATACTGTTGCCTCGATAACATATTCACACACGCCTCGCTCGTCCCTGCCAACAGAAACAGGCTCTTTGCATTCGAGATACTTTACCGTAAATCCGTCACCCTTATGCTGACGGATATCGGATAGGATATCAAGAATGCTTTGAGCCTTTATCTCTGCCTGCGTGGGAGTATCAGTCCAATGAATAAGCACCGAGATATGTTTTTCAAGTGTTTTTGTGCAGGCTTTTCCGCCTATGCAGATACGCTGTGGCTTTGAGGTCTTTGCGTTGTACACGCCTATGCACTTGTCAAGGTTGCCGTCAATAGTGCCTGCATACACGTCCTGCAAGTCAAGGATATCGCTCAGCATATCCGCTATGTTAAGTAAAGTCATACGCCTGTCCTCTTTTTGAATTCTGCCACAAACTCATTCTTGGCAAGGTCCTTTTTACTGCCTGTGATATATGGCTCAAGCCAAGCCGCACCTGCGTTAGGGTTATTGCCTTTCTGAAAATGATACTCAGGGTGATAGTACAAACGTCTTGCCTGCGGAGAGCCTGTCACAAGACTTGCACCGCTTTCGTCAGCGTGGACAAAGGTCTGATTATTCTGCATATCGCCTGTATCGAACGGCATTGTCTGAGCACTCACAAGGTCTGCCCTCACCTGCTCCATAGCCACCTCAGCGGACTTCACAGCGGCGTCCTCGATAGCTTTTATTGCCTGCACATCAAGCTTTATTTCAATGCCCATTATATCAGCTCCAATCTTGTGTAATTCACCCTGCCGTCAGGGTCTTTGGCTTTCTCAGAGCCATATATCTTGTACGTCCTGCCGCCTATGACCGCATAGCCTTCTATAATAGCGTTATCAGGGGCTATATCTCCGCAGAAAAGAGCCTCGCCTGACAAGGTTATAAGCTGTTTCTCTGCGGATAATTTCTGCCTTGACTTCTCAGAGTGAAAGCATTTGCCCTCAAATATGACCGTCTGCTTCTTTGAGCCGTCACGATTAAGTCCGTCCGTTCGATAGACCTTGCAGGGCGTTTTGCATACCCTTTCAGGTACAAGCTGAGGAAACTTCATCACATCAGCCCCCTGTAACATAGTCCTGTCTGCATAAGCACATTGTAGACCTGACGTGTTGTGATAACGCCGTCAAGAGATACCACCTTTGACTTATCGAATGACATTGAAACTCCGCTTATGCTGTAAGCGCTCAGAGGACTTTCTAACAGCTCCGAATTGTCATAGATGAATTTCATCTGCAAGGCTGTGGAACGCTTTATACGTTCTCTCTGAAAGTCTGTGAAGCTGTCAATGCCCTCTGCTGTTATGCGGTTGAAAGTCAGCGTGTCGATATCGCTTTCTGCTCTTTGCCGAATAGCCGAGAACTGTTCTTCGGAGATATCACACTCAGGACAGATATTGCAAAACTCAGTAGAGGTGAGGTACATATCCCTCACCCCTTACTCGCTGTACTCTGCTGTGTCAACGTCAGCGTAAATGCTGTCTATCTTTCCGCCCTTGCCGTTCGGGAAAGTGAAAACATCTGAGAACGCTCTGTTCTGATAGAGCCAGCCGTCACCCTCTGTGTGTCCGCCCGGAGCAAAGCTGTAAATGCTGTTGATCTTAGGCACTATCTTTGTGGTCTCAGGTGTTGCGATAAGCACGTTTATCTTATGCGAACCTGCGACTTTTTCATAGTATGTATCAAGTGCAGACTTGCTCGGTGTGCCTGATACCTTAGTGTAAGAACCGCTTGATTCGGTGTAATACTCCTTACCGCTCACGATATCGGTATCAGCGGTCTTTACATATCTTGCGGCGCAAGGCTCAAAGCCGCCGTCCTCAGGGTCAAAGTTGAAGCGGTCATAGAAACGCTCATCATCAATGACCTCCATGATAGGCACTCCGTCAATGTCAGTCACTCTTGTTCTAAGACCAAGTCCTCCCTCTGCGATCTGTGTCATTTCTATCTTTCGTGTGAACTTGTCAGACTGCTCCAGCAGGTCCATAATTGTGGAAGTCACATACATAATGAGCGAGCCGTTAGACTTGTATCTTCTCAGTTTGCCTGCTGAAAGAAAGCCTTTGAGCTTATCGAACACGTTACCCTTTGTGTATGATGAAGCGGCTGTTGATGAGTGATAGCCCTCAAGCTCTGCCGCTCTCTGAGCTGTCTTTGAGAAGAACAGAGCGTCCGTTTCGGGAGCAGACTGTGTTTTCTCGAATACCTCTGAGATATTCTTGATAGACGCTGATGAGTTCGTTTCGTCAACGTCAGCCTTATCCACAAGGAACTCAACGTCACGGTCGTGTGTGAGAGTGAAAGGCACGTCCGTCTGAACATACTTACCGGTGTTCCAGCCGCCGTTTCTGTTGTGGCTCTTGTAGCCTGATGTTGACATCTGTGTGAAGTGGAAAGTCTTTGCGTCAAGCCACCTAACGTTCTGTGTGATGAACGGGCTTGACAGTGTTTCCTGGATCCTTATCTCCAAAAGTTCGGGATTCCATACTTCTGCATAATTAAGATTTGGCATGATTCATTCCTCCTGTTTTTACTTGAATTTGTTCCAGCGTTTCTGCGCTGTTGGTTTGCTCTGTGGCTTCTTTTCATCAGTATCCGAAGATCCTGCACCGACCTTGAAACCGCCCTGCTTTTTGCCGTCGGACTTTTTGCCACCCTCGCCTTTCATGTCTGGATACTTCTTCACAACCGCAGAAAGGGCGGCGTTGATATCCTGCTGACTGCCGTTTCTCACATAGCTTTCAGCCACCGCAACGGCGTCCTCGATACAGTCGGGCTTGATACCAAGCTGCATAGCGGCTATCTGAGTTTTGAGCCTGAGTATCTCCTGATCCTTTTCATCAGGTGCGTTCTCGGCACTGTCCTGCTTGTCGGACTTATCCTCGCTTGGCTGTTCCTGCTTATCTTCCGCAGGCTTGTCGGCACCCTCACCGTTCTCGTCAGCCTGACTATCGTCCACCGCAGGCTGTTCCTTGCCGGCAGAGTTCTCATCTGCCTTGTCCGCAGGCTTTTCCTCAGCCTTTGGCTCGTCCTTTTTCTCCTCGTGAGTGTCGGGAGTTTTCTTCTCCTCCTCATCAGTGAGTTTCTTTTTCTCGTCCATTTTCTGACCTCGCTTTCTTAAATTTGTGTATGAAAAAAGCACCCGTTAAGGTGCTTAGTTCCGATGTTTGATTAGTCTATTGTCTGCCAATCTTCCGACAACATATCTGCTTGACTTGCAAGCCAGCCAAGTTGTACGCCAGAAGTTCCCACAAACGCTAATGCTTTATTGCCCATATCCTTATGGTTTACATTTGTCACAGTACCATTAGGTGATTTATAACTAACATTAGTGGCAAGCTCAACATACTGTCCTTTGCCGTTCCAGCCTTTTCTTGCTATTTTCTTACCTCTCTTTGCTTCTTCAATCGCCTGTCCGAAATTCATATTTATCCGTCCTTTCTGTTTTTGGGTATAAAAATACCGCCTCGCCGTAGCGGAGCGGTTAGATTTATAACTGACCGATATAATCCAAAATACTTTCGCACATCAAGCCTTCTTCATTTGGATTATAATTTTCATCCAAACAGTTCAAAGTCAGGTAATCACCAACTTTATCTTCTATGACATCAAGTTCATCATTTGGGTCAATACCAATAGAAACAAGAAACTCTTTTTGTTTTTCTGACATTATAATCACTTCCTTTTGTACTTGTTGATTTTGTTCTTGCCTGTTTTCCATATAGTTGCGATAGTTCCAGTTTGGGGATTTACATTAACAGTTGCTTTCTCACCAATAAATCGTTGGCTTGGTCTGCCCAAACTATCAATTTTAATTTCATCAATATACAGCGGGTTTATAAGTGCATCTTTTATATCATTTACAGAAACCTTTCTTTCGGAAGCTCGCTCTTCCATATGTTTTGAAAATTTCGTTACACCAATTCCGTTAGATGTTGTTAATTCAATTTTATCATCTTTTTCCTTTTCTGTCAAGCCGCCATACACTTTCTCCCTAGAATAATCCCTCCGCAGAACTTCGCTGTTAGCGTTTATAAAGGCTTTCAATTCCTGCTGTGCCTGCCTTACTTTCTTGCGGTAGGCTTTTGCTGTGTCGGGGTCGAGAGTGCCTGCCGCAAAGCGTTTTAGCTTGCGGACTTTCCGCTCCATTGCACGCTGTTTCTGCTCAAGCTCTCGCTGCTCTTTTATCTTCTCCGCCGGTATCGGCTCAGGTATCTGCGTTCTGCCGTGTATGTACTGCGTCATTGTGTGGCGGCAGTTCGGGTGGAAAAGCCCATTCTTTACGGCGTATGACAGCAGCCAAAACCACTCACCGCAGTAATTTGACTTGCCTTGAAACTCGTCCTTTTCCCCCTCCCATACCGTGAACACATCATCAATGTATACTTGACCTTGCCAAGGCTCACAGGTCTTTGAACAGCCGCCATACTGCGACACAAGCACAGTATCATAGCCAAGCTCTGCAAAGCGTTTCGCCTCTCCTTGTAACTTTGCTCTTGTGGAAGTTGTCCGCAGAGCCATTCGCACATAGTCTGCAATGTTCACTCGCTTGCCGTCAGCGTATACGATACAGTTTATGCCCTTGTCGAGGAAGTCCTTTGTGGCAAGGTCCATAGCCTCGCCTGCCGTCTTTGCCGTGACTGTTACCAGCCTTACGCCGCTGAACTTGTCCGTCAGCTTGATTTGTAGTGTTTCATTTTTGTACCTCCTTGAAAAATCTAACTTCTTGTGGTATAATGTAAAAAAATCATACGAAAGGAAGTTTAAATTGGAAAAATTATATAGTTTCATTACCGTTATATGTCCTGTTCTCGCAATCATTATATCTTTTTGGTACTACAGATGTATAGTTAAGAAAAAAGACATATCAAAAGAACGACTTCTCAGTATATATGATCCATTGCTTAAACTGCTTAAAAATCATTTATATACATATAAAGATAATGAAAATTTTGATTTTGTTATAAAGCAAGTTTGCAATGTAATTGAAGATAATCGTGCTTATGTTGGAAATGACGTTTACAATGACTTTGAAATTTTTCTCAACTGCGAAGAAAAAGACAAGCAAATGTTTTATGAAAAGTTCTGCAACAGCTTTTTGGATACTTACAACAATCTTTGTAAATATGTTGGCATTCCAAAAATTTCAACGCCATATCGCTATCAACACAATTGGTATGACCGACATGGTAAAATAGTTTTCATCACAAAAGCTGTCTCACTTGCAATATTACAGACCATATTGATTTTTTCTTTGCTGTTTGTACTCTTTATCACAGTAGGCACAATACTATGTTTAACAGGCATAATCCCAATGCCATAATGAACATTATGTAGTCCATAATACAATCAAAATCACAGTCTGACAGAATACCACCTGCCAATAATCCGAACGCTATAGCATACACTATATTAGCCGCCAAGTCCTCACCCCCCTCTTCAATCATTTGTTGCATTTTCTCCTCAGTTGTGATATAATGGCTATATCTTACAAAGAAAGGAGGTTTCTGCAATGAATAAAGTTGATCTGCCAGAAACATTTTATGAACTTCCCAAAGATCGTCAGAGCTTTTTATTATCTTGGATATCAAATAATCTCAGGCCAATCGAAAGCATAAATACTCATTACACTTCTTACAGTATTAAACATTGGATTGAAGAAGAATATCCAAACGAATATTTTACTAATGGCGAACTTAAAGGAGCTATGCTCGAAGCTAATTATAGAACTAACAACGAAAATGCCTTAAACTGGTGTTTCAACATCTCTGAACGCTCACCTATTATAGTCAAGCGAAAAGCTCAGATGAAGTAATTCTTTTGGTTATCATTTCATTGAGGGAAACAACTATGCTCACAGTATTGTTGTTTTCCTCTTTTCCTATTTCCCAACGTTCCACAGCTTTATAACCAAGCTCTTTTAGTTTGCGGCAAAGTGTTGATTTCCCCGTTGGTCCTTGCTTACCCTCGATAATGATACAAATATCTTTATCAAGTAACGCCAGTAATTTCACAACTTCTTGCTCTGAAAAATATTGTGATAACACTTTTCTGAGTTCCATATTCTCGCCCCCTCTTCTCACTCACCTGCCCCCTCACGCCTTAGGATATGGCGTCGGGTTTCTTGTCTTGCCGAGAAGATAGTCAACCGAACAGTCGAACATCTCCGCAAGTGACATTAAAGCAATAACAGCCTAAACGTTTCTTTTCCTTTAGGTGTAATAAACACCTGCGTGCTTGAAAAACCTGTTTTCTCATTAGAAAACTCCTTGATTTCAAACAAGCCGTTCTCCATTGGCTTTGCATATGGCATAAGCTTGCCCTTTTTATCTCTGTAAAGATACTTTTTATCAAGCAGGAAATTCACAAAAGTATTTTGCTTGACTTTAAGTTCCTTAGCTGTTTCTCTGATTCCTGTCAGCAGATTTCTGTCCACGAGTTCATCAAAGTAATCAGCTTTCGGTTGCATTATCTGTTTATCAACAGTAAGCTGTGAAACACTTACTTGCAGAGCTTTCACCTTTTCGTTAGCAATTTCCAAAGCCCTTTTCATAATCATTTCGGGACTGTTCCAAGCTTCTTCAACTCTTATGAAGTACTGGCGGAACTGCTTTCCTTTTTCATTTCTCTGCAACATACAGATCTCTTTTGCCATTGGGATTGTAAGTTGGTGATCGGTAAGTTCACGACTTACCTGCCTGTTTCCCTCAGTACGAACCTGCTCATTTTTGAGCGGGTTGAAATCCTCACCCTCCGTAAATCCGTATTCACACATTCTCGGAAACCAGTCTTTATAAGCGGTCTTGACTTCAAGTGCCTCGTGTAGTTCCCTACCCGATACTGTTGGGTGTTCTGCGTTTTCATAGCTGATTTTAATTAGTTCATTCATTAATCATCTGTCCTTTCTCTGCGGTGATACTATAATCACCATTGCAATAAACAATTTTTACTTCCAAGACATCTGCTATTTTTTCAGCAACACGCCTGCTATCAGTTGCGCCGCACATAAACGCTTTAATTGTACTTTCCTTTACACCTGATTTCTCAGCTATTTGAGCATACGTTAAGCACTTTGATTTCGCAATCATTTTGACTTTTTGCTTAAAATCATCAAACATAATTTGTCACCTCCTACAATCATAATAAAATTGGGTTGACAAAGTTGATGAAATATGATACTATATAGAAAACAAAGTTTAAATATTATAAACCACCGACATTATCAACGCTGTTGCCTTTTATCGTTGAATTTATATCAACTAAGATTAGTATAGTTGATATAATCTCAATTGTCAATGGTTTTATTTGATATTTTCTCAACTTTGTCAT